GCCAGTCCTGTGACGAAACCGGCCGAGAAGCTGATGAGAATCGCGTCGGTCATCACGGCCACCAATCGATCGGCGGCTCCTGGCCACTTTCGCGGTCCAGATCGCTCATGTACTTCTCGTACGCCTGGGTGTCGACCTCGCCGAGCGTCTTCTCCCGGATGTCCTCGGACCACAGAGAGACCAGGCCGTCCACCACGGATTCGTAGCTGGCCTTGCCCAGGAACTCGATGGCCTGGATCTCCTCGGGGGTGATGTGGACCCGGGCGAGGCGGCCGTCCCAGTGGGGGATTTCCTCGCCCCAGTGCTTGCGGGCGCAGTCCAGAAAGCCGGTGGCGATCCTGGTACGGAGTTCACCGACCGTGTTGCCGGTGAAGACGGCCGCCATCCGCTGGAAATCGCGGTCCTCGTCGGAGAGCATCACTTCAGCCCCCGCTCGGACTTGATGCGAGCCAGCTCGGTCTCGATGGCGTCCACGTAGTCCTGGAGTCGGGCCTGGTTCTCGCCCAGCGTCCGGCTGGTGGTGACCTTGCGGAGGTGACTCATGGCCATGGACATGTGGGTCTCGGTGTTGGTCATGCCCGTCTCCAGGGCCGTCACGTGGTCGCCGATGACCTTGCGGACGTACGCGGAGAGGTTGGTCCGCTCCTTGGCGGCCTCGACGCGCAGCTTGGTGTGTTCGTCTCGGGTCACGTAGGTGACCAGTCGGGAGTCGTTCGCGTTCGTCATACAGGCACTGTAGCACGGAGAGGCACACAAGCACAAGGGGTGCCTGTATGCCTCTTCGTCAGCTCTCGACGAGCTTCTTGTGCTCCGCAGCGATCTCCCGCCAGGCGTCCGTCTTGCCAGGGAGGCCCTGGACGCCCTTCTCCTTGGCCGCCAGCTTCAGGCGGTCCCTTCCCATGGCCTCGGTGATCCCGGCGTCGTACAGGCGCTGTGCGTGGACCCTGGGGGAGGTGCCACGGGGGATCTCGGAGGAGCCGCCCTGCCGCTCGACCATCACCAGGGACTCCAGCGGGTTGCCGTAGTAGTCCAGGTGCTTCTCGAAGACCACGCGCTTGGCGTCCAGGCTGATGAGGTTGCCCATGGGCATGTCCTTCTGCTTGGTCACCTTCAGCTCGACCGAGCGCTCCTCACCGTCCAGGCCGGTGATCTTCTTGGTCATGATCTCCGTGTCGGCCGCCGCGTAGATCGAGGAGGCGCCACGGCCGCCCTTGTCCCCGTCCTTGCCCGAGTGGTGCACGGTCAGGACGGTGCCGCCGGTCGCCTGGGCCATCGTGCGCAGCTTGTTGGCCACCGCCGACATCTCGGTGTTCGAGTTCTCCTCGTAGCCGTTCGTGCACTGCGCCTGCGTGTCCACCACGATCAGGTGGGGCTGCACCGACGCCAGCAGGATCTGGAGCTTGTCCCACTCGTCGCTGTCGAGCTGCACGGGAGCGTCGATCAGATACAGCGCATCCCGGTCCACAGAGACGCCGAAGTGGTGCGTGTAAGCAGCGATGCGCTTGCGCCAGTTCCTGGAGCCCTCCGAGCAGATGTAGACCACGGGGCCCCGGAAGGTCTCCCGGCCGTACCACTCGGTGCCCGAGGCGATGGCGGCGGCCATCGAGAGGGCGATGAACGACTTGTACGAACCCGAGGGGCCTACCAGCCAGCAGGCCGTGCCCTTCTCCATGAGGTTCTGGATGAGGTGCGGCTCCTGCTCGTAGCCGGAGAGATCACCGTCCCAGCCGTCGAGGAGGACGGGGGCGCCGGGGACACGCACGGTCTGCTTCACGGGCTCCTCCTTCTCGGGGGCCGTGACCTCGGTGGTCACGACGATGGTCGGCTCGGGGTCGATCTCGAAGCTGTAGTCCTCCTCGCAGTCGTCGTCGTGCTTGGGCTTCATCCACTCAGGGGCGTTCTTGCACTTGGCCTCGTCGCACTTCATCCCGGTGTGCGGGTGCTTCATGCGGTGCTTGGCGATCTCGTTCAGGTGAAGGGTGTCCAGGTTCCGGCCCTTCTCACGGACGATGCTCTGGGTGATCTGGTGCTGGTCGAGCACGCCGAGGATCTGTCCGTCGCTCATGCCCCACTCGACGCAGACCTGGATGAGGTTCCAGCGCTCCTTGGAGCGGTCCGTGCGGGGCCCCACGCGCTCGCTGAGGCGCTTGGCGATGTGCTTGGGGATATCGGTGTCCTCGCGAGCCGTGGACGTGCCGGAGACGGGCGCAGGGCCACTCTCGACACCGTCGTAGAAGTCCACGAAGTCGTCGAAGGAGTACGAGGGGCCGACCTTCGCCGGAGCGATCTTGTGCGGGGCCCGCTTGTTGTGCGTGGACCCGGGGACCCGCAGGAGCTGGCCGATGTCCCAGCCACCTCCGTCGCAGCCGTCCTCCTTGTGGTGCACGGCCACGCCGTGGGACAGCTCCTCGGCATCCTCCGGCCTCATCCGGTCCACAAGCCACAGGGCCTGGTGGCGGCCAGGGGAGGTCTCCCAGAGCAGCGTGGGCTCGCAGACCAGGTTGACCGGCGGGCAGCCGTCCAGGTCGGCGTACACGGCGGGGGAGTCCTTGGCGGTCACCTTCTGACGCTTGCGCTCGGAGAACGTGAAGGGCGTGAAGTAGACGTCCTGCTCGGCGTTGGCCTCGACGTAGGAGGCCATCTGGCCGAGCTGAGCGGGCAGCGAGAACCACTTCTCGTTGGTCGGGTAGCCCTTCCCGAACGCCCCTCCGGTCCACGTCACAAGGACTGTGTGGCCCGTGTGACCTGCGAAGACCTTCTCGAAGAAGGCTGCGGTGGAAGCGAGTTCAGTGCTATCCTTCATGTGTTACCTCCAGTTGAGGTTGTTGATCCCGTCCCCGGCCGGACGGTGTTGATCTGCGAGAGGCCCCGGTTGTCGCCGGGGCCTTCGCCATGTCTGGACGAAGGCTACCTCTGCTGTGCCTCCCACACTAGCACAGTCTGTGCCTGTAATGAAGGTGACCCCAGACCCCACCGAGCAGACCCCGCTGACCCCTGACCCCCCCTATAGAGGGGGGGTGGGGTCAGGTCAGGCCGGGGGTCAGGTCAGGTCAGGGAGGGGTCAGGTCCTGACCTGCGAAAACTTCGTCGAGGGGTCAGCGGGGTCAGAAAGGGGTCAGGTCGGGCTGACCCCGGGGGAGGGGTCACAACAAATCGGGCATAACGACTCGGGGTCAGAGGTGACATACTCATGAGGACTAATGGAGGGTGGTCATGGGACGACGCAACGCGATCGAAGCAGCCGAGCTGGCCAAGAACGTCTGGAATCAGTACCTGGGCGGAAAGACGCAGGACGTGATCGCTGAGATGTACGGAATCACTCAGGGTCGCGTCAGTCAGATCGTCTCCAAGCGCAGGAAGGAGATCTCCGAGAAGACGAAGGAAGAGGAGATCGAGGAAATCCGGGGACGCTACGAAGCCCTGCTCGGCGTTCACTGGGATCAGGCCGTAGAGGGAGACGCGCTCGCCGGGTCGATCGTCATGCGCATCGAGAAGGAGAAGCGGCAGATGCTCGGGCTCGACGCCGCTACCAAGGTCGAGCTGAACGGCAAGGTCGCCACCTACCGCATCGAGGGTGTGGACCCGAAGGAGCTGATCTAGATGTGCGAGTGCGGGAACGACCTCTCTGACTACTGGGACGCCTTCACCCGGGGCATGTGCATCCGCTGCTACATGGAGTGGCTGCGGGGGAGGCCACACCCGTGACCGAGACCCTGGTCCACACAGCGACCTTCAGGGGCGGCGCCAGGCAGCTCATGGGGTTCCGGGGCCCGGAGGTCGTCATCAGCGGCCCAGCGGGCACAGGGAAGTCCAGGGCGGCCCTCACGAAGGTGCACCTGGCCCTGTTGCTGAAGCCCGGCGCCAGGGCCCTGATGGTGCGCAAGACGGCCAAGAGCCTGTCCGCCTCCACGGTTATCACGTACCGGGAGAAGGTCGCCAAGGAGGCTCTGGAGTCCGGGGCTGTCACGTTCTACGGGGGTTCGTCACAGGAGCCCGCTTCATTCCGATATGACAACGGTTCTGTACTCGTCCTGGGTGGCATGGACAATTCGGACAAGGTGCTGTCCACCGAGTACGACTTGATCCTCGTGGACGAGTGCAACCAGCTCACCGAGGACGACTGGAACACGCTCCTGTCACGACTGCGTAACGGAGTGCTGAGCTACCAGCAGCTCATCGGCTGCTGCAACCCTGACAAGCCCGTTCACTGGATCTTGACCAGAGCCAAGGGCCGCCTCGTCCACCTGTACTCCCGGCACGAGGACAACCCCGCCTACTTCAACGAGGACGGCAGCCGTACGCCCGCAGGAGAGGCGTACATGGAGCTGCTGGACGGACTGACCGGCATCAAGCGCGCGAGGCTCCTGGAGGGCCGCTGGGCCGCTGCCGAGGGTGTGATCTACGAGGGCTTCGACGAGGCCGCGCATCTTGTGGACCGGTTCGAGATCCCAGATGGCTGGACGCGGTGGTGGACGATCGACTTCGGGTTCATCCACCCGTTCGTCTGCCAGTGGTGGGCCGAGGACCCGGACGGCCGTCTGTACCTCTACAGAGAACTGGTCCACACCAAGCGGCTCGTGGAGGAGCACGCAAAGCAGATGCTGGCCCAGGTGCAAAACGAGAGCGGCGAGTGGACGGAGCCCAGGCCGCGTATGGTCCTCACAGATCACGATGCCGAGGACAGGGCCACCCTGGAGAAGCACCTGAAGATGAAGACCCGGCCCGCCAAGAAGACAGTGTCCGACGGGATTCAGGCAGTCGCCTCGCGGCTCAAGGTCCAGAAGGACGGAAAGCCCCGCATACTGATCATGCGTGACAGTCTCATTGAGCTGGACAAGGAGCTGGAAGAGATGGGCAAGCCGACCTGTCTGGCCGAGGAGATCCTGGGCTACGTGTGGGCCGACCACAAGACGAAGGAACAGCCGGTCAAGGAGGACGACGACTCCTGTGACGCCATGCGCTACATGGTCGCCCAGCGTGATCTCGGCGGCCGGGCCCGAGCAGACCGGGAGTTCTGATGGCCACTCTCCTCCAGCAGCTCACAGAGGGTCAGAGGGCTGCATCTCAGACGCATGTTGTGCGAAAGAATCGCAGCATTCGGCCGAAGATTCGCAAGGGCGCTGGTAAAGCGATCGACTGGTACAGTCGATCACAACGTGCTGTGATGTATGTGGCAGGATTCGGCTTCGTGGACTTCGCCTTCTGGCAGTGGGACTCGATCGCCGGAAGCGCTGCAACCGGAGTTTCGCTGATCGTTCTTGGGACTCTCACTGGAGGGGATGACGAGTGAAGTCCGTGACATCCCTGTTCAACCGGGTTCCCACGCCATACGTCTCGTCCGAGCAGTCGGGCAACTGGCGTTCCATGGTCAGCGACTCGCCGCGTGCAGACCCGAAGCGGATGCTCGACAGCATGGGCGCCGTCTCGACGATGTTCTCGATCGTCGGCACCAACGCCACGTCCGTCTCCAGCGTCGAGTGGAAGCTCTTCCGCAAGGCCGCCAGCGGAAACAAGGAAGACCGCAGGCAGGTCACGGCTCATCCGGCGCTCACCGTCTGGAACAAGCCGAACCGGTTCTACACGCAGACCGAGTTCGTCGAGACGGAACAGCAGCACATCGACCTCACGGGCGAAGGCTGGTGGGTTCTCTACTCGGACTCCCGTGCACCCGGTGCTGGGCCGACCGAGATCTGGCCCGTCCGCCCTGACCGCATCTTCCCGGTGAAGCATCCCACCGAGTTCTTGACGGGCTACGTCTACGTGGGCCCGAACGGCGAGGAAGTTCCCCTCGACGTTGAGGAAGTCATCCAGATCAGGATGCCGAACCCGGTCGATCCGTACCGTGGCATGGGGCCCGTCCAGGCGCTGATGACCACGCTGTACGGCTACCAGGCGGCACTGGAGTACAACCGGAACTTCTTCCTCAACGGCGCCGAGCCAGGCGGCATCATCAGCTTTCCCGACGAGCTGGAAGAGGACGACTGGCTGCGTCACAAGCGCCGCTGGGACACCCAGCACCGTGGCGTCTCCAGGGCGCACAAGGTGGCCATCCTCGAAGGTGGCGCCCAGTGGATCGACCGGAAGTACACCAACCGGGACATGGAGTTCATCGGTCTGGCGAACTTCGGCCGCGACACGATGCGTGAAGCCTTCGGGATCCACAAGCACATCCTCGGCCAGAGCGACGACGTCAACCTGGCGAACGCGCTCGCGGCCGACACGACGTACGCCAAGCGGCAGACGATCCCCCGGCTGGAGCGCTTCAAGCAGGCGCTGAACAACGACTTCCTGCCGCTGTTCCCAGGCTCGACCAACCTGTACGAGTTCGACTACTGCGACCCCACCCCGGACAACTCCGACGAGGAGAACAAGGAGAGGGAGTCCAAGGCGAACGCCTTCAAGACCCTGATCGACGCTGGCGTGCACCCCGACGACGCAGCGATGATCGTGGGGCTCCCCCCGCTCCGCATGTCTGTGGACCGGCAGCCTGTTCCCCAGGAGGTAGTGGCATGAGCCGTCTGGTGAAGCGGCCGTTCAACTTCCAGCGCCCGCAGCAGGCCAAGGTGGGCCGCTGGTACGAGATCAAGAACCTGTCGGCCGACACGGTGGACATCGCGATCTACGACGAGATCGGGTTCTGGGGTGTGACGGCCTCCGACTTCGTGAACGAGCTGAAGTCGGTGGACGCCAAGAACATCCAGCTCTCGATCAACTCGCCCGGCGGAGACGTGTTCGACGGCCTGGCGATTCTCAACAGCCTGCGCCAGCACCCGGCTTCCGTGAACGTCGTGATCGATGGAGTCGCCGCTTCGGCCGCCAGCTTCATCGCCATGGCGGGGGACACGGTCAAGATGGCGCCCCAGTCCATGATGATGATCCACGACGCCAGCGGACTGGTCGTGGGCAACTCTCAGGACATGCAGGAGATGGCTGCCCTGCTGGACAAGACGTCCGACAACATCGCTTCCGTCTATGCTCAGCGTGCCGGAGGTACGCAGGAGGACTGGCGTGCCGCGATGAAGGCGGAGACCTGGTACACCGACCAGGAAGCGGTCGACGCGGGACTCGCGGATGAGATCCTTTCCGACGAGGCCAAGCCGAAGGCCAAGGCAGAACCCGTGATCAACCAGGCCAAGGAGCCGCTTCTCGGCTTCGACGTTCTCTCGGCCGTGAAGGAGGCCCTGAAGTGACGACCGTTCCGACCACCGCCGAAGAGCTGGAAGCCAGCCTCGGCGACATGGAGAGGGTGCAGGCGATGATCGCCAACGGCACCTTCAAGGACCACATCAAGAACTACGTGCGCGCCGCGAACGAGGCGGACAAGACGCTCCTGGAGCAGGTCCGTGAGCAGACGCACGACATCCTCACGAACTTCCTCAAGGACAACCCGGAGGCGGGCGGTCCGCGCCTGAACCTCGACCCCTACAAGGGTCCGGGCCACAACACCTACAACCCGGTGAAGAACCCCAAGGCCATCGGCGCCAAGCTCGACGGCCTCTTCCCGGACCTGGCCTCGTACATGCAGGCCGTCTGGCACCAGGGCAACCCCAACGCCGAGGTGCGCGAGAAGCTCCAGACGATCAAGGACTACCAGGAGGCCGTGGGCGCCGAGGGCGGCTTCCTCGTCCCCGAGGAGTTCCGTGGCGAGCTGGCCCGCCTCTCGCTCGGCCCGGCCATCGTCCGTCCCCGCGCTCGTGTGGTCCCGATGTCCTCAGCCACGCTCCGCTTCCCCAAGATCGACGAGACCTCCCGCGTGTCCTCGGTCTTCGGCGGCGTGGTCGTGTACCGCACCGAGGAGGGCGCCGAGCTGGCCGAGTCCGAGGCGAGCTTCGGTTCGCTGAAGCTGGAGGCCACCAAGCAGACCGCCCTCGCGCACGTGACCAACGAGCTGGTCCGCGACTGGGGCGCCTTCGGGATGTTCATCCAGGAGATCTTCCCGGAGGCCATGAGCTTCTACGAAGACCTGGACTTCCTGTCGGCCAACGGTGCCGGTGCCCCGCTCGGCGCCCTCTCGGCGGCCAACGGCGCCATCATCTCCGTGCCGAAGGAGACCAACCAGGTCGCAGCGACGATCGTCTGGGAGAACGTCATCCGCATGTACGCGCGGATGATCCCCTCTTCGATCTCCCGTGCGGTGTGGCTCGCCAGCCCGGACACCTTCGTCGAGCTGGCCACCATGGCACTGTCCGTCGGCACGGGCGGCTCGGCGGTGTGGCTCACCAACGGCGTGGACGCTCCGGTCCTGACCCTGCTCGGCCGCCCGGTCATCATGACCGAGAAGGCCCCGGCGGTCCTCGGTACGCAGGGCGACCTGTCGTTCGTCGACTTCGGGATGTACCTGATCGGCGACCGCCAGCAGCTCTCGGTCGACTCCAGCCCGCACGTGAAGTTCACGTCGGACAAGACGACCTACCGCATGATCCAGCGCAACGACGGCCGCCCCTGGATGGAGCAGGCCATCACCCCGCACAACAACAGCGCCACCCTCAGCGCCTTCGTCCAGCTCGCCACGCGAGCCTGACCCAGGCCACTACAGGCGGCAGTGACGCCCCGCCGGGAAGGACTATGTCATGCACGCAATGCCGGGCCTCGGTGCCACGTTCAACGTGATCTCCGAGGCGAGCGGTCTCAACATTCCGCTCAGCAACGCGGGTGCCGTCTCCTTCGTCAGCTTCCTCGACGCCGGAACGCACACCCTCACCCTCACCCAGACCGACTCCCGGGGCATCAACTCCGAGATCGACCTGGACGAGGCCGACAATGTCTACGCGCACGTCGGCCCCGGAGTCGGCGGCACCTGGACGGCTTCCGCCCAGACCGCAGACCAGAACGTGGTCGACGGCGCCGACGCGACCAACGACTGCTACGTCATCACGGTCCGGGCCTCGCAGCTCGCGGACGGCTACGACCAGGTGCAGTGCACCGCGTCGGCCGGTACGTGCGTCGCGATCATCCACGACCTGCACGTGATGCGGAAGCCGTCGAACCTCAAGTCCAGCCTCACGGCGTGATCGGAGGCTGAACCATGAGCGTTCTCAACGACAACACCGCTTTCCGCAAGGCCGTACTGGGCAACGTCGCCACGAAGGCGTCGGGCACCCTGGCCAGCTCTGCCATCCCGGTGTTCACGGTGGCTGGCGGAGAGGTCATGATCACCTCCGTCTGGCTGAAGGTCACCACGACCATCAGCACCGACGGTGCGACCGTGGCGCTCCAGCAGAACCCGACCACGGGCGACACGCAGACCCTCGTCACGGCGACCGACCTGGGCACCAGCGACACGGCTGCGGGCTCCATCGTCGGCCTCGATCAGGGCACCACGGCGGCCTCGAAGTTCCTTCGCGGCGGTCGGCACGACGTGAACTGGGTCATCACGACCGGCCAGGTGGAAGTTCTCCCGGCCTCCGCCAACGGTGCCGTCACCGTCGGCGTCACGTGGGTCCCCCTCACGGACGGCGCCTCGCTGGTCGCGGCCTGATGCCGAAGATCACTCGGCGGGGCCCGTCGAACGCTGCGGAGCAGGACCGTTCCCCTGCTCCGCAGCAGGACGACAGGACAGACTACGCCAGCCTCACCAAGATGGAACTGGTCGAGCTGGCACGCGACAGGGGCCTGTCCCCCACCGGGACGAAGGCCGAGCTTGTGGACCGGCTGGAGGGCCAGGATGACGTGGGAGAAGCTGGCTGACATCCTCCGGCAGGACCACCAGGAGGAGGAGGACTGGCTGGACGCACAGCCGTCCTCATGCCCGAACGACGGCTTCCCGCTGGAGACCGGGCCGGGCGGGTCATTGCACTGTCCGGCTGGGGACTGGACTCGTCCGGCTGGAACCACGAACCGCTTTGCGTGAGAGGAGGGCACGATGATCATCAAGAGTCGCGACGAAATGACGTACGCCAGCGTCGAGGACATCAAGGACGCACTCGACATCCTGGAGACGGCCCGAGCCGAGTCTCAGATCAGGCGTGTCCTCCACTCCGCAACGGACTCGGTTGAGGGGCTGCTGAAGCGCCGGTTCTACCCGGAGACGCGCACGCAGCTCTTCGACTGGTACAACGAGCTGGGAGCCACAGACCTCCCGTGGACTCTGTGGCTCGACAGCAATGAGGTCGTCAGCGTCTCCGAGCTGAACAGCGACGGCGTGATCTCGGCCTCCGACTACTACCTGAAGCCCGACGACGGACCGCCATACACGCGCATCGAACTGAAGGCATCCACCAGCGCCTCGTTCAGCGTCGGCACGGCAGATCAGTCCTCCGTCTCAGTAACCGGAGTGTTCGGCTACTCGGACGAGCAGGAAGTGGCAGGCGCCCTGTTCGACCCCGTCAACAGCTCGGCCACCACGATCGACGTGACAGACGGTTCGCTCGTCGGCATCGGCAACCTGCTGAAGATCGGTACGGAGCGCATGGTCGTCACCGGGCGCTCCTTCAAGGACATCACCGAGACGATCACCGCCGATGTGTCCCTGGCGAGCACGACCACCATCCCGGTCGGCTCGGGCGGCGACTTCAACGAGGGCGAGCTGATCCTGATCGGCGGCGAGCGGATGCTGATCACCGACATCGCCGGGAACAACCTGGTCGTCAAGCGCGGCTGGGACGGAAGCGCCCTGGAGTCCCACACGAGCGGCGCCACCGTGTACGTCTCCCGTGCCCTCACCGTTGTGCGGGCCGCCCTGGGCTCCACGGCCGCCGCACACACCGACGGGGACGCCGTCACCCGCCTGGCTGTTCCTCCGCTCATCCGTGACCTCACGATCGCCGAGGCCATGGCCCAGCTCCTTCAGGAGCGCACCGCCTACGCCCGCACCATCGGCAAGGGCGACCAGGAGAGCGAAGTCCGGGGCGTCGGGCTGGCCGACCTGCGGGACCGCGCCGTGAAGGCGTACGGCCTGCGCAAGACGAAGGCGAGGGCAGCCTGATGGGCAAGGAAGACCAGGTCATGCGGCAGCTCAAGCGGGAGCTTCAGCAGAAGATCGATGCGGCCGAGGACGCGGCGCGGGACCAGGCACACCAGCTCGCCAACGCCATCAGGGCCAAGGCCCCGGTGGACACGGGGGCACTCAGGGACTCCGTACGCGTGGTGAACACCCCGCAGGGTGCCCGGGTGATCGTGGGTGGCGGAGCTGTCGACTACGCGGACGACGTGGAACGCGAGGAGCCCTTCATCGAGCCCGCCGTCCACGAGGTCCGTGCGGGCTACGAGGCGGCCATGCGGAAGGCGGTGGAGTAGATGACCACCACTGATCCGTCGGAGGCCGTGCAGGCTGGTCTGTGGTCCCTGCTGAGGAGCGACCCGGCCGTCATGCAGACGGTGCGCGACGTGCTGGATGAGATGCCGAACGAGAAAGCCCGGCAGTATCCGTTCGTCGTCATCCCCGACCTGTCCTCAATGCCCGACGGAACGCATGACGACCCGGGTCGTGTGTGCCGAGCGCGGATCCACACGTACGCCAGAGGAGACGTCCGGGACCGCAACAGCCGCCCGGAGAACGTCGTGGGGGCAAGGATCATGGAGCTGCTGGACCATGGTCACGCAACGCTGGACCCGCACGTCACAGGACATACCATATGGATGGTGCGGCACATCGAGTCGCGCAAGATGAACGACCTCGATCGCTCCGTCCGCCACCGTCTGGACGTCGTCGACATCTGGACCTCACAGAAGGGAAGCTGACGTGGCAGCACTCACCACGACCACGGTGTCCGTAGCCACCGGTCTGCTCGACCTGGACAGCAGCCTCGCCAGCGCCGCTTCCGGTGGGGACACGACCGAGGTCGGACCCAAGAAGTTCCTGGTCGTCAAGAACGCCGACGCGTCGTCCAAGACGGTGACCGTCTCGACGCCTGGCACCAAGTCCGGCCTCGCCATCGCCGACGGTTCGTACGTCGTAGCGGCCGGTGACTACTGCTTCATCCCGCTGGCCGACGTCTTCCGGGGCTCCACCGGTCGGGCATCCGTCACCTACAGCGCCGTGACCTCGGTGTCGGTCGGCGTGTTCGAGCTGGGGAGCTGATCATGGCTGGACAGGACGCATTCGGAACTCAGCTCAAGCGGGACTCCACCGGCTCGGGCTCCTACACCACCATCGCCAACGTCTCCGACCTGAACGGTCCGAGCCGTCAGCGGGATGCCATCGAGGTCACCGCGCACGACTCGCCGGACCAGTACCGCGAGTTCGTGAAGGGCCTGAAGGACGGCGGCGAGGTCACGGCCACGATCAACTACGACCCGGGCCAGTCCACGCACGGCGACCTGGACGCCGACTTCGAGGAGAAGGATCTCCGGTCGTACCAGATCGTGATCCTGCCGGGTGACGCGAACGAGCACACCTGGACCTTCGACGCTCTGATCACCGACCTGGGTGACAGCTTCCCGGTCGACGACCGCATGGAGCGCGACGTCACGTTCAAGATCAGCGGCAAGCCGACCCTGGCCGCCACCTGATCCACATCCCTGGAGGGCGACATGGCACTACTCGGCAAGGCACAGATCGACGCTGTTGTGGACCGGAAGTGGGAGGACGTTCCCGTTCCGGAGTGGGGAGGCGAGGTCCGCATCATGGAGCTGACCTCAGCCGACCGTGGCTACCTGGAGGCCGGAACGGTCGTTGCGCAGGGCTCCACGGCCTCCGTCCGGGTGGAGGCCCTGAAGACGTACCGGGAACGCCTGGTCGCTTTCGGCCTGGTGGACGAGAGCTTCAACCGGCTGTACTCCAACAAGGAGATCGCCGAGCTGGGCAAGAAGTCCGGCAAGGTGATCGAGATGCTGGCGGCGAAGGTCCAGGAGTTGTCTTCCATGGGCAAGTACGCCGTGAAGGAAGCCGAGGGAAACTCCGAAGCCGCCCAGAGCGGCAGTTCCGTTTCCGGCTCGCAGAACATCTCGGAATGACCGTCGGTGAGCTGGATCTCCGGCTCACCTCGTCCGAGCTGACGGAATGGATGGCGTACGAGAAGCTGACGGGCCCGCTCGGCAGCAAGCGTCAGGACATCCAGGCGGCTACGATCGCAGCAGTGATCGCCAACGCCAACCGTGGCAAGGGCAAGAAGTTCAAGATCTCCGACTTCCTGATCCCGTACGGCCGTAAGAAGCCCGAGCCACAAGACCTCCTGGCGATGGTGAAGGAGATCAACGCGAGCATGGGAGGTGAGTACGTTGGCCGATCTGACAGTTGATCTCGGAGTCAACGCGGGCAACAGCGACTCCGTCCTGGGTGGCCTGGCGGGCGGCCTGGGTGACGTCTCGGCCAGCGCGCTCAACGCCACCGACAGCCTGGGCGACGTCGGCCTCTCAGCCGAGGACATGGCCAGCTTCATGGACATGGGAGAGCGTCGGGCCGACGCCCTGGCGCGAGCCCAGAACGACGTCGAGCAGGCGTCCCTGGACATGGAGCAGGCCACCCGCGATGCGGCCCAGGCCCAGCTCGACATCAACCAGGCCCAGCGGGACGGCGCTCAGGCGGGCATCGACCTTGAGCAGGCCCTGCTCGACCAGAAGAAGGCGCAGAAGGACTACAACGACGCGGTCAAGGAGTTCGGCGCCGGGTCGCTGGAAGCTCAGCAGGCACAGATCGACATGAAGCAGGCCAACGAGGACGTCAAGCAGGCGCAGGAAGATGCGAAGCAGTCCACGGAAGACCTGAAGCAGGCGCAGCTCGACGGCAAGCAGGCGACCCTCGACAGCAAGAACGCGCAGCTCGACCTCAACGAGGCCCAGCGCAACGTGGTGGCCCCGACCATCATGGACTCCTGGATCGGCACCGTGCTCACGGTGGTACAGGCCATCGGTGGTCTCATCGGTGTGTTCGCTCTGCTCCAGGGCGGAATGCTGACGACCGCAGCCACGTCCGTGGGGGCCGCGCTGACGACGGTGGGTTCCTGGATCGCCATGGCCGCCACTGCCACGCTAAGCGCCCTTGAGATGGCCGCCGCCTGGCTGCTCTCCATCTGGCCGATCGCATTGATCATCGCTGCCGTGGTGGGTCTGACCATCCTGATCGTGAAGAACTGGGACACGATCAAGGAGTGGACGATCAAGATCTTCAAGGCCATCTGGAGCTGGCTGAAGGATCTCTGGGACGACATTGTCGACATCTTCTTCTGGGCGATCGACACGGTGAAGTACCTGTTCCTCAACTTCACTCCGCTCGGCCTCATCATCAAGAACTGGGGCGGCATCACCGGCTGGATCAGCAACATGTGGAAGAACGTCTCGAACGTCGTCTGGTCGGCGATCAAGAACATCGGCGGCTTCTTCAAGGGCATGTGGAATGGCATCACCGAGGGCCTGAAGAGCGCGCTCAACGCGGCAATCTACCTGCTGAACCTCGGTATCTGGTCGATCAACAAGCTGATCTCCGGGGCCAACCGGGTGCCCGGCGTGAACATCCCGTTCATCCCGTACATCCCCTACCTGGCCGAGGGCGGCATCACCACCGGCCCCACCATGGCCATGATCGGTGAGGGCACCGAGCAGGAGGCCGTGCTGCCCCTCAGCAAGCTCCAGGGGCTCATCGACATGAAGGGCGGCAGCGACCGGCCGATCATCCTCCAGATCAACGGTGGCGGCTTCCGTGAGTTCCTTCAGGAGAACGTCCGGGTCACCTCGGGCGGCGACATCGTGAAGTACGCGGGAGGTGCCTGATGCCTGCTCTGCCGCCGTCTCTGTGGACCGAGCTGTACTTCGACGGAGCCTGGAACACCATCACCCGTGACGTCCGCCAGACGTCCCAGGTGACCGTCACGCGCGGCCTGTCGTCCGAGTCGACCTCCGAGGCGGAGCCCACCTCAAGCGAACTCACGCTCGATTCCCGGGACCACAAGTACGCGCCGAGGAACCCGACCTCCGAGCTGTACGGGAAGATCGGCCGCAACACGCCACTGCGCTGGGGATACTACGAGGGCTCCCCTTGGGTGCAGTCGGACGGCACCGGAACCAGCGTGCTCACCACGCCCAGCCAGACGGCCTTCAACGTGACCGACCTGGATGTCCGCCTGGACATTGCTCTGGAGTCCTGGGAGACGCAGCAGGCACTTGCGTCCCGGTACACGGCCTCCGGCAACAACCGGAGCTGGGGCATCTACCTGGGCGGTACAGGCCAGCTCGCGCTCGTGTGGTCCGCCGACGGCACATCGACGACTATCACCCAGTTCTCCACGGTGCCCGTTGTGGCATACAACGGCCAGCGCATGGCCATCCGGGTGACCCTCGACGTGAACAACGGGGCCGGAGGCTACGAGCTGCGCTTCTACACCGGGCGCACCGTAGACGACGAAGAATGGAACCTGCTCGGGGATCCCATCGTTGGCGCCTCCACGACGGCTGTGTACGCGGCTACCTCTCAGATCGAGTTCGGTGACGTCTCCGGCCTGGTCCTGAACTGCCTCACCGGCAAGGGCTACGCCATGAAGCTGATGACGGCCATCGGCGGCAACACGGCCATGCGCATGACGACGCAGGACGCATCCCCCGGTGTTACCTCGTTCAGCTCGGGTGGCTACACCTGGACCAAGTCCACGACCGGCGTGACGCTGACGAACAAGCACGTCCGCATGGCTGGGGAAGTGCCGTCCTGGCCTCCAGTGCGCGACCTGAGCGGAAACGACACCGTGGTGAACCTCGTCCCCACGGACGTCACCAGGCGCATGGACGCGGGCAACAAGCCCATCGACTCGGCACTGCTCCGCTTCATCAAGTCCGAGTCCCCCATCGAGTGCTGGCCGCTCACCGACGGCAAGGAGTCGTCGGTTGCCAAGTCGCTTGTCGGTGGACGCGACATGATCCAGCGGTTCGGTGACACGGACACCGCCTACAACTTCGCCCAGGAGTCCCTGGCCGACTGGATCGAACCTGTCGTCCAGGTGCTTCCGGACACCACGGGCAGCCTGTTCGGCCAGGTCCCGAACAGCACGTCGGCTGCGTCCAAGTGGTCTGTGGACCTCTTCATGCGCGGGGGCGGAAACGAGTCTGCTGGTGGATTCCTGATTTACGATCAGGGTGCAGGCACGGATGACGACAATCAGTTTTCCGTGTTCATGGTGTTCAACGGAAACCTCGATTCCCTAGCTACCACATACACGCTTGCTGGGGAAACTTCGTCGTCCGTCTCTCTTCTGACATCCGGTGCAGGGGCGAACATCTATGACGAGAGTCTTCATCACATCCGCATGACGATGGACCCAGGAGCCACAAACACTTCGTGGGAGATGTATGTGGATGGAACGCTGCTCGACAGTGGAACCCTTTCTGGGATCGTTGTGAAGGCTGTTCGGACGATCGAGCTTCGTGCCGGGTACCTGACCCTGACCGGCCAGAACATGACGTCGAGAGCGTTCGGGTACATCACCTACTGGGACGGGAACGGTCCGACCGCCGCCCAGATGTGGGACGCCGCCACCGGTTTCCAGGGTGAGCGTGCCGGAGCGCGCATCGACCGTCTGGCCACGGAGAGCGGCTACACGGCCACGGTGGCTGGCGAGACGGTATACCAGCGGCAGATGGGAATCCAGGGGCGCAAGAAGCTCCTGGAGCTGCTGAACGAGGCCAACAAGACGAACTTCGGTTACCTGATGGGGGCTCGGGATCGTCTTGAGGTGATCCACAGAGGACAGAGCACCCTGTGGAACCAGCCGCCAGGAGTCACCCTCGACTTCAGCTCTGGTGTGATCTCCGCGCCGTTCCGCCCTGTGGACGACGACAAGCTCACCGAGAACGACGTGTCGGTGCAGCGCGAGTTCGGCTCCGTTCCGGCCCGGCAGGTGCTGGAGTCGGGCGCCCTGTCGGTGCAGGACTTCCCGGACGGTGTGGGCCGGTACGACAAGCAGTACACGTACAGCCTCTACACGGACGACCAGGCCGACCAGGTGGCGTACATGCGTCTGCACCTGGGGACGTATGACGGGGTCCGGTACACCCGCATCACGCTCGACCTGGCCAACCCGCGTGTCTACGCGATGATCGACGACATCCTCCGCCTGGACGTCGGGGACAAGATCAGACTGTCCAACGTTCCCGAGGATCATGGACCTGACGATGTCGACGTTCTGATCCAGGGTTATTCGGAGGAGGTCGGTCCGAGTTCCTGGAAGATCACGTTCAACTGCGTGCCGGGTGAGCCGTGGAACGGGGGCATCACCAACAGCTCCATCTACGGGACGGTGGATACGGCCGGATGCCAGCTCAACGAGGCTCTGGACGAAACCGAGACCGGTGTCGACGTGCTCACCACGGCGACACACCGCTGGGTGGACTCAGCGACGTACCCCACCGACTTCCCCTTCGACGTGCGTACCGGCGGCGAGGTGATGCGGGTGACAGCGTGTACGGGGACGACCACCAGCCAGACCTTCACCGTGACCCGCTCCATCAACGGGGTACGGAAGTCCCATTCGTCCGGCCAGGCCGTAGAGCTGGCCAACCCCGTCTATGTGGCCCCGTAGGAGGCGACGATGACCCTGTGGCTTGCGGGCATGAAGATCACCGCAGATCGCCTCAACGACCACACGCTGGAGGAGTCGACCACGTCTGGTCTCACGGCTGGAACGAACTTCACCGTGAACAGCTTTTCAGGTCGACGGGTGAACGGAATTACAACCGTTCACGTCTACTGCCAGTACACGGGAACTGGTATCAACGTGACGAACCCTGGAGACAACATCGCAGATGTGACGATGGCAACCCTTCCGTCAGGATGGCGTCCGCCAGAGACCATCAATGCGATCTGGGGATCTGGATCCGTGGACGGAGAGTGCACGATTTCTTCTGGCGGAATTGTTTCGCTTCGCTCGACTCTGAACGACATCGCCACCAACGCAAACATCCGAGTCACTGCTGTATGGATCAGCGAGAACGACTAAGGAGAAACATGGCGCTCGACACCCCACAGGGTCCCACGTCCAGTCAGTGGACGATCAGCGTCAACAGCGTGCTGGTCGTAGGGGAATACCCCGTACCGTTCGAGATCAAGGCAATGCCAGACAATCCGGATGCCGATGGTGTACTGGAGACCGTACAGAAGATGGTCGACTTGATCAGCTCCTCGCCGGACTTCGTCGTCACGTATGCGCAGCGCACCTACGGCTACACGCAGCGCATCCTGCCCACCACGTGAGAAGACCCCCGACGGTGAAGTGCCGGGGGTCTTCGCGAAGGAGAGAGCGTGCAGGGCTCTCGCCGCCAACTGTACGTCAATCGGCCTTGGGGGCGAAGGTGGCCAGCAGGGTGCGGATGCCGTCGCGCAGCTCCCCCTCGACCTCGTCGAGCTTCTTCTCCATGGCGTCCAGCCGGGCGTCGGTGGAGGCGGCGAGCTGGTAGATGTCGTTGAGCGTCGGCATGACGGTGGTCTCCTGCGGCTTGGCGAACTTCAGAACGAGCATGGTGTCCTCCTCCAGAGTGCTATAGGCACAACTTAGCACACCCTTCAGGGGTCTCCAGAGGGGTCTCCTGGATCCCTCTCCCGGTCCACACACGACTGTGCGGTGAGACCCCCTAGGAGACCCCACCGCACAGGTGCTGAGCTGCGCAAACGCGTCACACAGAGGCTGTGACGGCCTGCGCCTCCCAGGCCCCCGAGAGGGCTATACGCCACGTCCCCGTGTCCTCGCAGCGCTCCACCTCGGGCTTGAGGCCCTGGAGCGCTCGGAGCACCTGCTTGTCGTCCAGCCCGGTGGCCAGCTCCAGCTCCTTGCGGGTCATGTTGCCGTACCGCTTGAGGGCGTACATGGCCTTCTGCTGGCCGCTCAGCCCCTCCGGAGCCGGGAGTACCAGGCGCTTGCCGACAGGCGCAGGGACAAGCTCCTGGCCCAGCCTGGCGACCTCTGCGGCGGCCACGTCGTCCCGCACGAACTCCGCCTTGTAGGGCTGCGGGGTGGTGTGGTCCGGGGACTGCATCATGAACTTGCCCGGCATGTCCAGCTTGCCCGGATCCCAGGCGTTGTCGGCGAAGACGAACTGCCGGTGCACCTTGTCGTTCATGCGGGTCGAGATGCGCACCGCCAGGTTGCCGCGCGCATCCGTGGCCCCGCCGAACACCCGCGCCGAAGGCTGCTGCGTGGCCAGGATCAGGTGCAGACCGAACGCCCGCGCCAGGGCCAGCAGGGACTCCAGCGTCTTGGCCAGCTCGGCGCCGCCCTGCCGGGTCAGCTCCCCCACCTCGTCGACCACCACGAACACCGCCGGGCGGCCGTGGGCGGCCGGGTCCCAGGCCGTGGCGCCCGCCTTGGCCATGATCTCGCCGCGCTCCTCCATTTCCTGCTGGAGCCACAGGAAGAGCGCACGGGCCTGGTCGACGGTCTGGGCCAGGTCGTGCAGTACGGGCCGCATCAGGCTCAGCTCGGGCGCCCCGGGCTTCATGTCGACGCCGTACAGCACGGTGTCGGGCAGGGCCGCCAGGGACAGAATGATCTTCTTGACGAGGTTCGACTTGCCGAACTTCGAGGAGCCAGCGATGAGCGTGTGGTTGTAGGCCAGCTCAACCGTCACCGGCTCCCCGAACCGGTCCACACCCAACACGACGGGCTCGCGGAACGACTCGGCGGTGGGGCGGCGGAACGGGATGACCTCGGACAGCGGATCGCCGTCCAGGTAGCGCACGACGAGCTGTGAGGTGAGCGGGCCGTCGGTCAGGACGAACTCCCCCTCCACGGCCAGGGCGCCCGCGACCTTCTCCCACTGAGCACGCAGCTTGGTGCGGTCGAGTGCGGCCGGAAGGTCGAGGACGGCCGTCCAGCCGGTGCGCGAACGCTCGACGAACACGCCGGGTAGCTCGACGGCGAACAGCTCGAACACGGCCGTTCGGATGTTCGTCTCCTCGGTGGTGCGTCCGAGCAGGTTCGGAACGTGTTCGGGCTGCATGTTCGCGATGTCCCGCTCCAGCTTCAACAGGGCAGCCTTCTGCCGGATCAGCATGGTCTCGATCTTGACCTCGTCCATCTTCACCTTCGAGCGGTCGTGCCGGGTGAAGTGCTTGTGGAACAGGGCCCCGGTGAACGCCACGGACGTGTTCAGCAGCCAGGCGTACAGGGACGGCCAGTCCCACCCGGCTGCCCCCGTGACGCCCGCCTGAGTGAGCAGGAGGGCAGCACCACCGGTAGTCCACGAGAGTGGCGCAGAGAGCTTGTGGCGGAACGAGTGGAAGGAGAGGGACCCGGCGCCGAGCGCCAGGGCGAACTCAGCGGCCACCGCCCACGTGCCGTACTGGGACGCTGTGGCGAAACCCAGGCCGGACGTGACGGTAGGGGGGACGAGTGAAGTGGCTGCAAGGGCGGTACGCTTCATGGGACTGTCCTCCTCCAGGGACAGAGAAGGGGGAGAGCGTCCAGCCGCTCTCCCCCTTCGCCTTGCTTACAGGTACGGGCCGTCGAGCTTGCGGGCCTCGCGTCGCACGGTCGCCTCGACCGAGGACTGTTTGGCCGTCGGGTCGGCCGCCAGGATGGCTGCCACCGCCGCCTTCTTGTCCGAACCGTTCGCGAGCAGTTCGCGAGCACGTTCGGCGGTGCTCGGAAGCTGTCCGAACTGCTCGGGAACACGGTTCGCGCTGGTCAGGGCCGTGGTGTTCGGAACCTGCTCGGACTGCTCGCGAACGAGTTCGGCCTGTTCGTTCGCCGTGTTCGGCTCTAGTTCGGCGGCCAGGCCGTCCATGCTCGCCTGGATCTCCATGACGATCTCGGTCTTCCAGGCGTCGCTCAGCGTCTTGGCCATGCCCGCCTTGCGGGCGACCTTCAGGCGGTCGGGGAAGACGTTCGAGAAGGCCATCTTGAAGCCGAGGGGGGCCAGGCAGTACGCCAGCCCGGCGCCGATGCCCGTGACGGTCAGGCCGTCCACCACGACTCCGTGGGCGAAGTTCGCGGCGAGCGAGATGAGGAACATCAGGTTCGCTCGGCTGTGCGCCTCCATGGCCCGGTGCGGGGCCCGGCGGTTCTTGATGACCACCAGCACGCTGTGGAGCCACACCAGGTCGATGACCACGAACAGGGCCCAGGCCGCCCAGGACGGGAAGCCGAACGCCTGTGCGAGGGCCGTGAGGCTCCAGCCGGAGGCCGCCACCATCGCCCCGGCGAACAGGACGATCGGGATGATGAGCCACACGTCGATGGACTGGATCTTCTGCTTGCGGACTGCCTTCTTCTGCTCCTGCGCCCGGAGCGTTTCCTGAGCGCGCTCGTACAGGTTCATTGCTGTTCCCTCCAGGGTCCTTCTGCTACTTCTTGATCTTCTTCACGATCGACCAGGCCGTGCGGAGAGCTAGTGCCAGTCCTGTGACGAAACCGGCCGAGAAGCTGATGAGAATCGCGTCGGTCATCACGGCCACCAATCGATCGGCGGCTCCTGGCCACTTTCGCGGTCCAGATCGCTCATGTACTTCTCGTACGCCTG